TTTTCCAACTAGACTTATGGAAGATAGTAAAGCCGCTGGTCGCTGGGAAACAGAACAAGGCGGCGAGTATTTCGCAGTTGGTGTTGAAGGTGCTGTAACCGGAAGGGGTGCTGATCTATTAATTATTGACGACCCTCACTCTGAGCAAGATGCTATGTCCAAGAAAGCATTAGATCGAGCTTACGAGTGGTACACAGCTGGACCACGACAACGTCTACAACCTGGTGGAAGAATCGTTCTGGTTATGACGCGTTGGAATAAAGGGGATCTAACTGGACTATTACAAAAAGCTCAAACAGAGCCTAAAGCAGATCAATGGGAAGTTGTAGAGTTCCCTGCTATCATGCCATCAGGTAAACCTGTGTGGCCGGAATACTGGGACATTGAACAATTACTTTCTGTAAAAGCTTCTGTTGCACTTCCTAAATGGAATGCTCAGTATATGCAGAATCCAACTTCTGAAGAAGGAGCTTTGATTAAACGAGAATGGTGGCGCAAGTGGCCAGAATCTAGAGGCATTCCACATTGTGATTACATTATACAATCTTACGATACAGCTTATCTTAAAAAAGAGACTGCTGACTTTAGTGCTATAACTACTTGGGGTGTTTTCCGTGAAAACGAAGATACCAAACCTAATTTAATTTTGCTCGATGCAATTAAAGATAGATTTGAGTTTCCAGACTTAAGACGAGAGGCATTGAAATTATATAAATACTGGGAGCCTGAGATAGTTTTAATTGAAGCTAAAGCTGCAGGACTTCCTCTCACATACGAATTGAGAAATATGGGGATCCCAGTTATTAACTTTACGCCGAGCCGAGGAAATGATAAGCATAGTAGAGTTAATGCAGTTTCGCCAATGTTTGAAGCTGGACAGATTTGGGCTCCGACCCATCTGCAATTTGCACAAGAAGTCATGGAGGAATGCGCAGCATTTCCCTATGGCGAACATGACGACTTAGTGGACAGTACAACACAAGCTGTTATGAGATTTAGACAAGGAGGACTCTTAGGTCACCCAGAAGATTACAAGGATTCTCCAAAACCAATAGACGTTAAGGAGTACTATTAAATATGGTTATTCAAAATTTTTATAAAGTTTATAATTTGTTGTATAAAATGGGAATTAAACCCAAAGATATCCTTGGAATGAGTGGAGATGTCGTAAAAATGGGAAAAAGTCTGTTTAATACACGTGTAAATCCAAAATTATTGAAATTTATTGAAAAAAACGGGCAAATTCCGACTAAAATCTTAGAAAACATCAAAATTCACGCAAGAACGCTTAAAAATGTCACTGAAAGTCAAAGAAAACTGTTTGAAGCCAACATAAAAGACATTTTAAACGCAAAAACAATTATTAAGCCCAAACAATTTGATAAAAATTTTATTCGAATGCCTAAAAAACAATATGATGAAATAATATTGGGCAAGCCGCCAGTCACTAGTGTCCAGAAACCAGTAACAAGCGTCAGGGAACAAGCAGCTAAAGCTTTTAAAGGCTGGAAACCAACCGTTATCAAAGGTGGTAAAGATAACCTTGCAACAGGTGGCATAGCAGCTCACTTTAGAAGACGATAATGAAATATAGTACAGACATAAAAGATTATTACAGAAGAGCCTGGGGACTTGGAGATAGAGTCCCTTTTAAATACGGTGGAACCTGGGCTGATTGGGCATCTAATTATGAAGACCAGATGACGTTCGAAGAGTATCTTCAAGATGACACTATAGTCAAGAAACCACATATCTTAGATAAAAAAGCTGATGGGGGAAGGATTGGAGGTGGTATTATTTCTGGTGAGGATTATGGAAATAGAACTGGATTTGTTGAACCTAAATTAATCATAGGTGGTTCAAGGACACCTTTAGAATTTAAAGGTAAGCATGGTGTTAGAACTGCATTAATAGTGCCTCCAAACACTGCAGGTTATTTAGGTCGAACAGGAGAACAAGCTGTATTTGCAACAAAAGAAGATGCTCAAAGATTTATAAATGAGGATATGGAAAAATTAAATTTGGAAACACAAAAAAACAAACAACGAAGCCCTGTAATTGAAACTAGATTAGAAAAAATAAAAAACATTTACAAAACTTTAAAGGCATCAGGTCAAAAGAAAGTTTTTTTAAATGATATTCTAGATCAACTTGTAGGTGAAAAATCTGTTTATGGAACTGGTAAAAGAGGAATACAGACAGAACAGAGTACACTAGACTCACGAGTAACTTTTAAAAAAAACATAAAAGAAGCTTTGGGTAAAGAAATTTATGATACATTAATAAAAACTTCTGGTGGAGATCCTAGAATTATTGAAGCAAAAAAAGCAAAATTTAATAAATTAGTTTTAGATGTAGCTAGAGGTGACTTACCTATTACAGCTTTAGGAAGTCAAGCTAGAGGAACAAAAGCAAATATTACAAAATTTTTAACAGACGCAAATAAAAAAAGATTTAATAAAATACTTCCTAAATTAAGAGCGATAAATTCTAGAATATCCCAACCTCGACAAAAATATACAGTAGACGATATTAAAAATATTAATGAAACAACAGTTAAAACTTTTGATAAAATGATAAAAAATTATCCTTTATCAATAGCGGCACGAACAAATGTTTTAAAAGCCGGATCTAGATTTTTTGATGCTAAAAGTTATATACTTGCACAACTAGGAAGACATGTAGAAAATGGTGGAAAGTTATTTAAACATGTTAGTGGAGACACAATTGCTAACGTTAAATTTAAAGATTTAAAAACAGGAAAATTTATTACTTTTAGAAACATAAATCTAAATGATCCTTTATTTAAAGAGGCAGCAACTGTTTATAATGATATTGAAAAATTAAAAAATATAGAAATAGATGATCTTCGTAATCCAGGAAAAAAAATAACATTGAATCAAGCTCTTCAAGTGGGTGGTGATAAATTAGTTATTGACCATTTAGATGAGGTGCAAACTAATCCTTTAAAAAAATTAGTTATATCAACTCAAAAAGCAAACATGTCTGGTCAAATAAAAGGTTTAACTGCAGCTGAAATAGATGCGATTGGTAGAGGTTTAAATTTAAATTTTGGTGACAACGTAAAAAGATATAAAAAATATGCAGAAAGAATTTTAAAAATAAAATCAGCAAATCCTGAGTTTAAAATTAAAAGTCCATCAGAGACTATAAAAGAAAAAACAGGAACTTTTAGAGGAAAAGCAGAAGCAATTAAAAGTAAAATGGATGCTTCTAAAATGTTTACAAGTCGAATACCAGGAGGAGCAGTAGTGTTGGCTCCAGCAGATTTTGTATTAAGCATGGTAGCTGGAGTTCCAATATATGATGCTGCAGCTAGTGCTGGATCATATGTATTAAAAGATCCTTATCTTGGTAAAATTGTAAATGTTCCTTTAGCGATGAGAGCTATGACAGACTATGGTGATGCAGATCAAATGATACAAAAAGCCAAAGACCGTAGAGAAAAAATTGACAGTACACTAGATAAATATACACCTCAACCTATTAAGAACTTACTGGATTTTTCTCTAATAGACTATGTGAAAAAAACACCAGAAGACACTCCCATAGAATCACCAAAAGTTTCAGAAGACCATCCAGTTTTATCTGGAGTTGATAACTACATATTAAACCGATACAAATGAAAAACCCGACTTTAGTTAAAAACATGAAAGATGTTAAATGGAAAGCCATCCCACCACTAAAGGGCCCAGACCCTAGAGGCTTGATTAAAGATAAAAAACAATATAAACCTAAGATTTTGGAGAAAACAAATGGCAGAAATCGATAAGGGCTTACCTAACGTAAGACGTAATGTAACCCTACCGTCTCAAGACGAATTAACAGAAGTTCAAACAGCAGTACAGGAAACTATTCCTTCACATGAAGGAACAGAGATTATTGAAAACGAAGACGGCTCAGTAGATATTGATTTTGAACCAGGTGCTGTTGCGGGAGAAGCTAGCGACAACCACTACATGAATCTTGCAGACTTGTTGCCAGATTCTATTTTAGATCCCCTTGGATCTGAATTATACGCTAACTATACAGATTACAAAGAATCAAGAAGAGAATGGGAAAGATCATACTCACAAGGTTTAGAATTATTAGGTTTTAAGTTCGAACAAAGAACAAGACCTTTCCAAGGAGCTTCAGGGGCAACACACCCAGTTTTAGCTGAAGCTGTTACACAATTTCAAGCGCAAGCTTATAAAGAATTATTACCGGCTGATGGTCCGGTAAGATGTCAGGTCTTAGGAAGACCGACGAGAGAAAAACAAGATCAATCGATGAGAGTTAAAAATTTTATGAACTACCAGTTAATGGATGTCATGAAAGAATTTGAACCTGAGTTTGATCAAATGTTATTCTATTTACCATTAGCCGGTTCAACATTTAAAAAAGTTTATTATGACGATTTACTAGGACGAGCTGTTTCAAAGTTCGTTCCTGCAGATGACTTGGTAGTTCCGTATTCTGCTACCTCATTAGAAGATACGGAAGCCATATGTCATGTTTTAAAAGTTTCAGCAAATGATTTACGTAAGCAACAAGTTTCAGGATTTTATAGAGATATAGAATTAGGAACTCCTTACTATGAAGAAACTGAATTGAAGAAAAAAGAACGAGAGCTAGAAGGAACTAGAGCAACAGGATATAATAAAAATAATCCTATATACACTTTAATAGAGTGTCATGTTGATTTAGAACTAGAAGGCTTTGAAGATAGGGGTCAAGATGGAACCCCTACCGGTATAAAAATTCCATACATTGTAACAATCGACAATGGAACGCGAAAAGTATTGTCTATAAGAAGAAATTATAGACTAGACGATCCGAAGAAAAATAAAATCGAATATTTTGTCCACTTTAAATTTCTGCCTGGACTTGGTTTTTATGGCTTTGGATTAATCCACATGATTGGCGGTCTAACAAGAGCAGCAACGTCTGCGCTTCGTCAACTCATAGATGCAGGTACACTCTCCAATTTACCTTCAGGATTTAAACAGAGAGGGATCAGAGTTAGAGATGATGCCCAATCACTTCAACCAGGAGAATGGCGAGATGTAGATGCTCCTGGCGGAAATCTAAAAGATGCTTTTATGAATTTGCCTTACAAAGAACCTTCACAGACTTTATTGCAGTTGATGGGGATTTGTGTAGATGCAGGTCAAAGATTCGCGTCCATTGCTGACATGCAAGTCGGGGACGGGAACCAACAGGCCGCTGTTGGTACGACGGTAGCCCTATTAGAGCGAGGCTCTAGGGTAATGTCAGCAATCCATAAGCGATTGTATGCTTCAATGAAACAAGAGTTTGTTTTATTGTCTGATGTATTTTCAACTTACTTACCTCCGGTTTATCCGTATGATGTAGTAGGTGGAGAACGTGAGATTAAACAAACAGACTTTGATGACAAAATTGACATACTCCCAGTTGCAGATCCAAATATATTTTCAATGACAC